TGGGCCGGTCAGAGCAGGCAGACTGGGCTATGCCGGTCGGTCGCTCGGCGCCTCACACGCAGAAATCGTCAGACCAACAATCAGCCCGATTGCGGCGCCGGCTGAGCGACCGCAGACGCATGCTGGCGGCGTCGGAAGTGGCCCGGCCTCGATCAAACTCGCCCCGAACAAATCGCCTGAACGAGCGCGCGCTGATCGCACCAGTCCATCGGGAGAGGTCGGGCAGTGAGCGTCTTGAGCGACAGTGTCGGCGGCTGACGGCCCTCCAGGATCATGGAGACGATATCGGGCGCAAGATAACCCAGCGGCGCGAGCTTCATGGTGTGCGCCGCGCAGAGGCCGTGCCTAAGCGCTAGCGCCTTGATCGATTCGAACTGGCCGCTGGCCAGCTCCTTGGCCCAGGCCCGGGCGAGGACGACGGCGCGCAGGAGGGTCTTGTCCAGCCGCCCGGCGGTGGGGACCGAGCCATCCTGTGGCGCAATGAGAACCGCGCCTTCTCGGTGTTTCAGGATGATGGGCAGACGAAGTTCCAGGTCATCACCGCCCGGACCAGCTCCGCCGGCATGCGCGCTCAGTGCTTCGCAGCAAAGTACGATCCGTGCTTCCCCGGCGCTCACCATCACGCTTCGCAGCGCTGCTCGGACGCGCGTCTCGTTGGCCTCCTCAGGACGCCAGGCGACCGAGAGCTGCGGTAGCACCATGCCGATCACAAACGCGTCGAGGACCCCGACGGCGATGCGCGCCAAGCTGCCGGTCGGCTCACCAGCCCGGGCCTTGAGCGGCCGCGAAAGGTAATAGCGATACCGTTTGGCGCCGCGGGCCGTGTGCACGATGGGCATCGGGTGGCCGCGGTCGTCGGTGAGCAGGGCCGTCAGCACGGCCGTCTGGGGGAGGCGCGGCCGGCCGGGTCCCGCGCTGGTGGCCGCAGCGAGCTTGGCCTGAACGGCGTTCCAAGTCGGCTCGTCGATGATCGCCTCGTGGGCCGCTTCGTGCAGCAGCTTTTTGTGCCGGTTCACGCCGCGGTAGACTGGGTTGGACAGAAGATGGTGGAGTGCGCCGCGGCTGAAGACCGAGCCGCCGACCTCGACGCCACTGCGGTTGACCCACCGTTTTGACGTGACGCCGGCAGCCTTCAGATCGGCCGCCAGGGTCGTTACCGACTCTACCTCCAGATACCGACTGAATATCCCGCGGACCCGGACAGCTTCCACGGGATTCACCACCGGCCGCAGATCGACGACATCGTAGCCCAGGGGCGGGCGCCCGCCCATCCGAAGGCCCTTGGCCTTGGAAGCGGCGATCTTATCGCGGATACGCTCGCCAGTGACCTCGCGTTCGAACTGGGCGAAGCTCAGCAGCACGTTGAGCGTCAGCCGGCCCATGCTGGTCGTGGTGTTGAAGGCCTGCGTGACCGAGACGAACGAAACGCCTTGGACGTCGAAGATCTCCACGATCTTGGCGAAGTCGGCGAGCGATCGGGTCAGGCGATCCACTTTGTAGACCACGACCACGTCAATCCGACCGCGAGCGATATCGGCCAGGAGTTGCTGAAGCCCTGGCCGTTCCATCGTGCCGCCCGAGAAGCCGCCGTCGTCGTAGACGTTGGCCAGCGGCCCCCACCCTTCGCCCGCCTGGGAGAGTACGTAGGCCTCGCAGGCTTCGCGCTGAGCGTGAAGACTGTTGAATCCCTGCTCGAGCCCCTCCTCGGTGGATTTCCGAGTGTAGATCGCGCAGCGCAGGCGAGGCTTCATACTACCGCTCGCTTGCGCGAGCCGCGCTCGGCCAGGCCGAAAAAGAGGCGGCCGTTCCACTTCGTGCCGGTGATCCGCTGGGCGGCCTCGGAAAGTGACCGGACCGCCTCACCGCGATAGCTGAACCCTTCCTCCAGCACGTTCACCTCGTGGCGCGCGCCGCCCCATTCTCGCACGAGAGAGCAGCCGGGCTTGAGGGCCTGCTCGGGCGCGGGCCGGTAGTCCGGCTCCTCCTGGAATCGCCTGGCGAGATCGGCGGCGCGACGGCGCAGAGGAGCCGGTAGATCACCAAGCGTCCTCACCTGGAGTTCATGGGCTAGCGCCCGCGCCACCAGATCGGCCGAGCGCAGCCTGGGCGGCTCCCCGCCCAGACGCGCCCGCCACATCGCCCGCAGCTCATCGAGCGACAGGGTTCCTAGCCGCCGAAGCTCGGCGGCCAGGGCCTCCTCGGTCGCCGCCCTCATTGCGCGTCCGTCGGCGCGATGCGGTAAATGCGTTGACCGTCGACTTTCTCGGACGAGATGGCGAGGCCAAGCTTCTTCTTCAGCGAGCCCGACATCGCCCCGCGCACCGAGTGGGCCTGCCAACCTGTGGCGGCAACGAGCACTTTCAACGAGGCGCCCCCCGGCCGACGCAGAAGCGCGACCATCGCGCCGAGCTTCCCTTTGGGGTCTGACGGCGTCACCGCGGTCGGCGGCGCAGGCTCTGCAGGCGTATCGGCAGGCTTCTGGGGTGCCGGGTTGGCGGCGTCGGCGATGACCGCCTTGCCGGCCTCGGTCGCTGTCAGAAGGACGGACCCGTCCTCCTGCTCGGCGGATTGGCAAAATTTATGCCAGACCACCTGTTCGACGACTTTCCGGTCGAGGGCCTCGGTGACGACTAGGCCGCCTTCGGCGGCGGCCTGGGTGATGATGTCGCGCTGGGCGCGGCTGAGCTTGGACATGCACGATCTCCTCGTCGGGCGGCCCATCGCCGCCTGCTACCACCGCGAGCCCGGACTGCGCCGGGAAGGGTGGCGAAGGAAATGAGTAAGGTTAGTTCGGCGGCGATGAGCGCCGGGTGAGCCCCTCGGGGGCAGCGGGGCCAAAGGCGGTGACGTCGGCGGCCGCCTTGGCCAAGGTCTGAGCCTTTTCGCGGTTGCGCTGGAACGGGCGCGTGGTCTCGATGGCGACGGTTTCGGCGTTGTTGATGATCTCACCGCTGGCGCACTCAAGCGCGTCTGTTCCCCTCGCCGTCGTTGCCCGATCGATCACGTCCAACTTCCCTGTTCGTCCACCCAACAACTGCTTCCTTTTCGATAGAAGTCCAGTGGAAAGAACCACTTGCGTCGCGATGGCCAGCGCTCCTCGATCGGTGATCGCGGTGGTCCGGGTCGCGACAGATGGGGCTGGTTGGCGGCAAGTCCAGTCATCAGCCAGAGAAATTTCGGCGGCGTCTGACTGTCGCGTCTGGCTGCTGGGCGTGCGGTGGTGAGCCGGCTCGCACGTGCGCAGGAGACTGCAGCGCCGAACCTAGGCGCAGCGAGGATCGGCTATCTTTCGACCTCGACGTCACCGTCAATCAGAGTCTGCCAGCGGATGACGGTGGGCCGGCATTGGTAAGGCGGATCGGCATCGTCAATCCACCACGGCGATTTCGAGGTGTCGTCGGTTTCGCTACAGGCGCACCGCACTTTCTGTTCCGCGGCTTCGGGACTCTGCGGCATACTGGCGCCGGGAATCTCGATGCCCATGCTCCAGCAGTAATCCGCGTCCTGAGAGCTATCGATCCGCACGACTTGCGTCTTCACGGCCGCAACATCCAATGACCGCAGGACCCGAACGATGCCGACATATTCGTCGCCGATAATCTCTCCGTCTGGATTGACGGGCACACAGACGCGGCAGGCCGGATCGCCCAGCCATTGATTGATGACATCGATCGCCGCTCGAGACCGGAATGGCGTTGGGCCCGAAGGGATCTTGAGCGCCTGCGGCGACGCCCAACGGAAGTCGGAATATTTGTGTTTCATATGAGTGACCTGGGCGACGAGGTTCGGGGTTCAGAGAATGCGGAGACGGCGGTCATTTCAGCTACGCGAATAGGGCATGCGCGGCGGCGCCATCGGATTGCGCTGCGGGTGCGGCGGCCGGACGGGGTAGCGCGCCTTGACAGGTCCAGGCGTCGGGTACTTGGCCGTTTCCGACCCGCCGGCCCCCATCACGATTGGTCGGAACCCCGGCGGATGAATTTGGCGGACGTGATCAAGATACTGGGAGGTGGCGTCGACCTGATCGGTCTGATCGCCGCCCGCCTCGAACGAGAGCCATTCGTCGATCAGCACGGCGCCGATCGGACGGTCAGCGGGCACCCGGATCCGGCCATTGGCGAACATGTCCACGTGGGCGCCGAGACGCTCGGCCTTGCTGGCGGTCGGACGCACCGCCTTGATGGCGGACCTGATCCCGCCTTCGGCATAGATGCGCTTAAGGTCCGCCACCAAGGCTTGACCATTGGTGGTTTCCTCGATGAGGACGGTGGATGGCCGGAACCGACCGATGAGTTCCAGCACTGCATCGCGGATCTCGACATAGTCCAAGCGCTCGCGGACCACCTCGCGGACATAGTGGTCGTGCCCGTCACTTTGCCAGACCATGATGCAGGTGAACGAAGCGCCCGGCCGGCGAGACGCGGCCGTGTCGATGCTGATCACCGTCTGGTGAGCCTCGATCGGAGGATTTCCCTCGTAGGTCCTCATCCATTCGGCCTTGAGGATGGCGCTGTCCGACATCAGCGGGCGCTGCTGACATTGGGCGGCGAACGTCGATGGGCGCAGGCGCTGCTCGGTCTCGATCCAGTCTTCTGAATAGCGCGAAGGATCAAGCACGTCGCCGATCGGACGTTCCCACACCTCACCTGCCACCTGGTGCGTCAGCGCCTCGCGCGCCACCAGGGGGATCACCAGGCGCAGCCAACCGGGTTCAAAGGTGAGCTGGCCGCAGATGTCGTCGCGGTGCAGACGCTGGGCGACGATCATGATCTGCCCATCAACCTTGGAGTCGAGGCGGCTTGCGAACTTCTCGTGGTAGAGGGCGAGGACCTTCTGGCGGGCCCTGGGATTGCGCGCATCGCCCGCGTCGATCGGATCGTCGAAGATCATCAGGTCGAACCCGCGGCCGGTGACCGCCGATTCCAGCGATTTCGCCAGAACCTCACCGCCGCCATCGATCTTGAAGTGCCCGGACCTGGAATGTTCGCGGTCGATCCGGCAAAGCGGAAAGGCGGTCTCGAACCAGGGGCTCCTGAGGAGCTTGCGAACCTCGTCGACGAATTCGTCGGCGAGGCTCTGGTCGTGGGTGACGATCAGGACCCGCTTGGTCGGGTCTTTGCCGACCATCCAGGCCACGAAGATCACCGTCGAGAGGAGGCTCTTCAACAACCGCGGCGGGATGTTGATCTGCAGCCGCTGGGTGCGGCCTTCGTGGAATTCGATCAAGGCGGCGGCCATCAGCCTGATGTGGCCGAGGACAATGAGGTCGGTCCCGCGCAGGTGCTGAAGGCTTTTGGCCGCAAAGGTGAGGAGATCACCCCGCAGCGCGGCGTTGAAGGCGGAATGCGCCTGGACGGAATTATTCGACATCGACGTCATCCTTCGATGTCGGCTCGGTCTGGGGTGGCGGCGGCTTCGACCCGCCGCGGCGCTCGACGAAGGCGTCAAGCAGCGCCATGTCCTCGGCCGCTAGCGGCTGGTCTCGCGTCGCCAAGTCAGGTCCTTCTAGGTGTTTGGCGACGAGCGCGAAGACCAGGCTCGCGGCCCGGGCGTCGCCCTTCAGCCCCTTGGCCACCAGCGCCTTCAGCATGGCCCGGCGCTTGGAGACCGAGCGCTCGCGGCCGCCTTCGCGGATCTGGATGCGCTCGGCCAGTTCGTCGGCCAGATCACTGGAGAAGTTGCGGACGCCTTTGGGGCGTCCGCGCGGATTGCCGGACTGGCCGGCCTTGAAGCGGCTGTGCCTGGGCGGCTTGCCATAGCCGACGTCGTATTTGGGGGTCTCGTCAGCCATGATCAGCCCACCATCCCGGCGGGGCCGGCAAGCAGTCGAGCCGGCTCAAGTGGGAGCCGCCGTTCGGCGGGCGCAGATGAGCGACCGTCGAAGGCATCGCCCGTGTCGGCATGCACCGCCGAACCACCGGTTTCCGCCTCCCATCGCCGGATGATCACGTCGACATAGGCCGGGTCGAGCTCGAGGCCGTAACAGCGCCGTCCGGTCCGGTTGGCCGCGATGACGGTCGTGCCGGATCCCAAAAACGGGTCAAGGACGATGCCGCCGCGGTGCGAGACGTCCTTGATGGCGTCAGCAACGAGAGCAACGGGCTTCACCGTGGGGTGAGCCGCTAGGAGCTCGTCGCGGCCCGCGCCGAATGAGTTCATGCCGCGGTAGGTCCAGACGTTCGAGCGCGAGCGACCCTTCTGGCCCAGTTCGAAGTTATTAATGTGCGGTGCGTCACCCTTCTTCAGGACGAAGACCAGCTCATGTTGGCTGCGATAGAAGGCGCCCATGCCGGCGTTGCCTTTCGACCAGATGCAAAGATTCATCACCTCCAACTGGGCGCGCGTGACGGCGACGAGCAGCTCGCGCAAATGCCTCCAATCCATGCACACGAAGGCGATGGCGCCGTCAGCCATCGCCGATGAGGTCAGGGTGAGCGTCTCGGTGAGGAAGTCGGCGAACTCGGCCGGGTTCATCTCGCCGGAGGCGCAGGCGAACTCGCGGTGGCGCCCCGCGCCCACGACGAAGCCGCCGATGGCGACGTTGTAGGGCGGATCGGTGAACACCATCTGCGCCGACGCGCCGGCCATCAGGCGCGCCACCAGGGCGGGATCGCGGCAATCGCCGCAGGCCACCCGGTGCTCGCCCAAGAGCCAGATATCGCCGGGCTGGGCGATGGCCGGGCCCTCGGAGGGCGGCGGTGGAGCGTCCTCGACCTCGCCGGACCCGAGGTCGTCGATGTCGAGCGTCTGGTCGATCTCGACGGTGTCGAACCCGGTCAGTTCCATGTCGAAGCTCAGCGCCAGCAGGTCCTCCAGTTCACGCTTCAGCTTGGGCGTGTCCCAGGTCGCCTCCATGGCGAGGCGGTTCACGGCCAGACGGATCGCCTTGATCTCGGCGGGGTCACGGTTGGCGATCACCACCACCTTGACCTCGGTCTCGCCGAGGCCCTTCAGCGTATCGGCCACGAGGTGGCCGTCGATGATCTGGTCGCGCTCATCGATGAGGATGGCGCCGAGCTGGCCGAAACGGCGCAGCAGGGTGTTCATCTTGCGGCGCTTGGCCCGAGAGTGGACGCGGGCGGTGTCGTCGTAGGGTTTGAGGTCCGCGATGTTGCGGACCTGGATTTCGGGGGCGTTCTTAGCCATATAACGGCTCCAGTGGAGCCAGCGGCCCGATCGGCGAGGGGGTCTTCGAGCCGGGTACCTCACCAACGCCTGGAGGTCCGATCACGTCCTCGCCAACAGGCCGCCGGAAGGGGCGTTGACAAGGGGGGGGCCTATAAGGTGGTTAACAGATAGCCGCCAAAAAAGTTGGCCGTGCCCGACGGATTGGACCATTTTCACGAAGGCGGAACGGCCAGAACATCGCCGCCGGCGGCCCGGGAGTTTCAGGCCGACACCCTGTTTCGGCGCCTAGTCCAGGTCCGCAATCTCGGGCGTCGGGTCGCAGCCGGCTCTGAATTCGAACACGCTGTCGGCTCAGGGATCGTCGTCAAGAAGTAGCCGGCCGCCCCGCGCCAGGATCGCCGTCTCGTCGCAATGCCTGGCTACCTCAGCCAACCGTGAGACCGCCCCGGCGCTGGTTGCGACCTCGGTCGCCTTCTCTAGGCGTCCCCAGATCGCGTTTAGGACAACATCACTCAGCGTCTCGTGGGTCGGGTCCGGCATGGTGGCACCAAGGCTCGCCTCGTGCCGGAAGTCGAGGGCTTTCTGGAGGGCGCCCCAGCGCTTCTCGCGCCCGACCGGGTTGTCGCCGCCAAGCCTTATTGCGTGGCCCGCCTCTTCGCGGACGTCTTCGGCATCTCACAGCGCGAAGGGAACCTTGAGCCTGGGTGGCGGCCGAAACTTTTGCCGCGAAAAGCTCGATCCGAGGCGGCTTCCTGCGGTCCGCCTGAACCGTTAACCGGCGGTCTTTCGAGCCCCCGAGAAGCCGCCCAAGGCAGGTAAGGCTGCCGGGAACAGGCCGCATTGCAACAATCGGACTGGCCCTGGCTGGCCATCGGCCGAGCAGATTGACGAGTGCAACGGCGTTGCGGTGGCGAACCTGGGCCCCGGCCACGCCGGCTATGCCGGTCGCGCCAAAGGGTTCCCAAGGTCGACACATGCGCCAGGCTCACCGCCGCCGGCTAGGCTCAGCCGGCGGTGGACCGGCTGCATGCGTCTGTGGCGGTCAAGGACGCGTTGACTTCATGACACGAGGCCGGGCGACGAGGTCCGAGCCTTCAAGCAGGACCGCGGCCCAAAGGGTGTCGCTTGGACTGGCGAATGACAGTTACGTCCCTATGTCCGACAGTCCCTTCAGGTGGCGGGCTGAATTCGGACCTGGATGCTAGACGCCCGACAGCCTGGACACTGGTTCATCCGCCAACTTGGCCTTGGCATGAACGCTCTCTTCGGCCGATCGCTTGGCCGGGAGCCTCATCCGGGCGGGCCGCCTGAAGCTTCAGCGCGGCCGGCGGACCCTCCTTTCGATTCGGAGTTGGCGGCCAGATTGCCGACCGCCCGCCTCACCACCGAACGGTGTTACTGGGGCGGCGAGTCGGTGACGATGGCGACCGCTGACCTGTTGGCCGCGCTCGAACTCGGTCCGTCAACTGCTGCGCGATGGCCGATGACACTGGCGCGCCAAATCGGCGGGAGACTGGATCGGATCGGCGTCGCCTTGGAGCCGGATCGTCGCTATGGACCCAAGGGCCCCTCAGCCGAAGGCGTCGTCGTCCTTTACCGGTTTCCGAATGGCGGAGCCGTCGACGGCGATCGGCCGGAATACGCCACCGCGCGGACGGAGGTGGAGGCGGCCATCGCCGGTGGCGCCACCGACGTTGATCCTACATTCTCCAGGATCGACCCGATCGGTGTCGGCGCGAAGAGATTGGCCAAGCTCGCGACGGACGAAAGGTTCCGGCTGCATGCCTATGCGATCGCCCTGTTCGAGGAAACAAGGCGAACGAAAACGTGAGGCCCGGTCCAACTTCACCGCCGTTCGTGTTGGCGGGCGCGCGGCCGCCCCCCGATTCACCCCGTCGGCGAAACCGGCCCTCAAAGCCGCCGGCTCTGCGTTTGGACCTTGGCCGGTCCGCGGGCCGCGCATTCGGAAAAACCTCGCGGCGTCGCAAGGGGGACGCCTCTGGTTCAGGGCCCAGTTTGAGGCAGCTTCCCTCTGCGCCCGGTTTCGCCGTTATGGCTTCCACTGACTTTCTGGCCCAGAGCGGACGCCGGGAAATTGAGGGGCTTAGGCGCCTCAAGGCCGGAGGACGCCAGATCGACATGCATCGTCGCGGGGAACGGCGTGGACGCTGAGCGACCCGTCTGGGCGGCTACCCATGTCGGCCACGTGCGCTCGTTGAACGAAGATCGGTGCCTGGTTGGTGACTGGCGCAGCGATGGGTCGAACGCCAATTGGCGCGGCGTTCTTGCGGCAGACCACGGCTGGGCCGTGATCGCCGACGGCATGGGTGGCCACGAAGCTGGCGACGTCGCCAGCCGCATCGCTGTGGACGCCGTCTACCGCGTCATCCGGCAGGTGACCTGTGCGGCAGACATCGAGGAAATGCTCGACGGGGCCAACCGCGATCTCTTCGCGGCCATGCACAGCGGCGTTGGCCGGCCAGGGATGGGGACGACAATCGTCGGGGCCCGGTGGGCGGCGCATGAAGTGCTGATCTTCAACCTCGGCGACAGCCGTGCCTACTGGGTGGGACCCGAGGGCTTGGCGCAGGTTAGCCGCGACGACACCTTGGACGCTCACGACTTTCGCGGCCGAGCGCGCAGCCACGTCCTCACCCAATGCCTGGGCGGAACTTCACGCCCAACTCCGTTGCAGCCGCAAGTAAAAAGTCTGCCCTGGGTGTCTGACGCCAGCCTGCTGGTGTGTTCGGACGGATTGACGGACATGCTCAGCGACGACGAGATTGCCCCGATCCTCGCCCAAAACGCGGACAACCCGGCCAAGCGGCTGGTCGCGGCGACTCTCGACGCCGGCGGCCATGACAATGTCACAGTGGTCGTCGTCGGAACTCAAGATGCGCAGCGTGTCGGCTGGGTCGTTTAGACATGACTAATGGCCGGTAGCCTTTCGACAAGCTGACCCTCCGATCGGCCTGAGGGGCGGCGGCTTCCCGCCGCCATGACTGAAACGCGGTCCGCTTAGCGCCAGAGGACTAAACCGCTCTCGCGGTAATGGCGCCCGGCGGCGGGGGCTGTAGCAACTCCCGCTCGCCGGGTCCGGCCGAACCTGTCTGAAGCTCATGGGGTC